CAAGTAGTTTTGTAGTCGTTCACAATATTGATTGAAACGATATTCTTGTATCAATGCTGTACCGACACGACCATCACTTAATGGGCGATCACTATCATCTGGACCAGTTGGTAGATATGAACTTGGCACACGTAATCCACGTGCTAACCTGTTGTTGAAGTAACGCAAGTCATCGATCTCACCTAAATTCTGTCCACCGGGCATGACTTCAACGCTACTTCCACGACCGTCAGCAGTGACTGGGAAGAAGTAATCTTCATTCATACTCAATGGATTATATGAAGCATCAACAATGCTTGAACCACCATATACACTAGGAATTCTACGTTGATGTATTTCATTTTTGATACGTTCAACAAATGCCATAGCCAAATGACTTGGCATGTTACCAACGTCAATCTTGAACAGTCTACGTTCAGGAGCACGTTGTACACGATAGATAAGAACGGCATCTTCAAGCAATTCTTTTTGCTTGTAAACTTTGAAAATATTTTCTAATATACTCTGACCAAAAGGCCAGAAACGGTCAAGACCTTCTGTCAGGCTAAGATGTACTATATGTTTCGCATCGATAGCGGCTTCGCTCTGACCTAATGTAAAACGGCTACCTGATGTATTATATGGCATAGCAGGAACAGTATAAGGAGTATTTGTTCCGCCACCACTACCACCTAACCCTGTCGCAGGGTTGGCAGCAAAGTCAGTATTAGTTTTCTGTGCTACTGATAAATTCTGTAGATTGATGTTTAAGTCTTTGATGACATACTGTTCTGGGAGTTTACCTTCACTTTCGTTGACGATAACCTTGATAACTTTAACCATATCGACCCAATATAACTTAAAGTTTTCTGGATCACGAACGAATACTTGATCACCGTATTTGACTACATTACGAAATATCTTGAAAATTCTCTGATTGAATTCGTTTAAAGAACACCACTGGCTCAACTGTTGTGTGAGAATTTTTATTTCGTGTGGTGTAGGATCTTCTTTGAATTTAAGTATGAATGGTAGATTAGTTTGTTCGTTTTTCTGTGTGCTGAACTCTGATATAATGTCTAAGCAAGCATTGATTTCAGCATCGACATCCATCATCTCATATTGATTATAACGCTCAATACGATTAGGATGTCCTGTGTAGACTTCTGGAAGTCTACTCATGTAGTTTCTATAACTCCAGTCGGCATTATTAACTCCGCTGTCGTTTCCTACGCTGGCGTTCCATGCCCCGGAGTTACTATTAACACCGCTGATTGGGCTTGTGAAACCCGATTTGTTTAAGAATTTTTTTAAGTATGGCATAGGCTTATAGAATTATTTAGTATTATGCCTGACTATGCCTTAATAACTTGCCCTGTGTATCGTTGCTAGTTTCAAGTCTATTGATCACAGCATCAAGTTTATTTGACATCATTTCCATCATTGATTGGTTGATGGATGCAAGTTCCTTGAATGATTCTGAACTTGTGCCGCCACCCAAACTTTCACCTTTTTGACTCAATTGATTCTCTATTTCACTCTTAGATTTTTTACCTAATTCAACTAATAGGCTATTAGGATCTATAGGTACGATCATCTCATTGCCGTGCAATGTTGCAGGGTATCCAGTTCTAGGACCCGATGTTACTCCACCTTTTTCTGCTTCTATCCTACCACTGCGTAACGCATTGGCTAATGTTTTTCCTTCTTCAGAATTTTTATGACTTGATGTTTCTCCGTGCCCTGCAACTTGCGATGCACCATATTTAGCCATCAAATCTTTACCGAGACCAAAACCCGCTTTAATTTGTTCTTTAGTTACATCACTATCATCTTTTGCTACTAAGGAAATACTAACTGTATTACTATTAGTTAAATTAGGTTTTTTGTCTGTTTTACCGGCGTGCCATGCTTTTTGATCACCAGGAACAAACTCTGTGATAGAACCATCTCTATCAACCATGTAGTGATAGCCTAACCCTCTTGCTTTTAATGTATCGATGGCTGCTTGTAATCCTCTACCACCTGTATGGTGAACGATAATACCGTCTGTCTTCTTTCTTGGACCCTTAGCGGCATCGCCTGAGTCAGCAGTTTTTATATCAGGACCGCCACCACCACCCACTTTTCCTTCTGGATCATCAGTAGGAGCCGCGGCTGCGGCTCCACCGCCCATTCCTAATTTCTTAGCAGCCCAATTTAATATTCCACCACCTGATTCTCCGCCGGCAGCCGGTTTAGGACTAACTCCACCTCCACCACCTCCACCGCCTGCTGGTGTTGTGGATCCACCTCCACCACCTCCACCACCTCCACCGGCAGCCGCTGGTTTTGCAGCCGGGGTAGATGCTGGCTTAGCCGCCGGGCCGCCACCAACTGAAAGAGTCGCTATTGATGAACTATAGGCAGCGAATGCTTGTCCTAATTTTAATGCTCTATCTGGATCAACATCAAGTTTAGTAAACTTGACAAATTTACCCATTACATCATCACCGCCAAACATTTTGACGATGCCACCGACGATGTTATCTGCGGCATTCTTTAATTCACTAGTGCCTTTAAATTCCGATAATGCCTGACTGAAATATACAAATGCTTGTGCATTTGATTTAACACGCTGAGGTCCATCGGTTCCTAAATCGATTTTAGCAAAGGCTTCCATCTTTTTAGTAGGTGGTTCTTGTTTAAAGAATCCGGCTACACCAGCAGTCAATGTGCCCCACATGCTTTCATTGGTACCTTTATATTTCGACATCGCTTCGCCGAATATTACCATAGCATCAGCATTGTTCTTTACATTGTCTACATTAACTTTTACTGCACCAAAATCTTCTAACTGTTTTAATGGTCCCTTTAAATCAAGTTTACCACTTAACTTGTCCATTAAGCCGCCCATCAACCCGGTAGCACTACCTACTGCTCCACCTGCTGCCATAGCTTTACCAAACGCAGTAAATGCTTCTGCATTTTCTTTAACTTTACCTACATCGATGTTTAACTTACTGAAGTCTTCTAGTTTCTTGAATGGGCCATCTATACCCATCAAGCCGCTTAGTTTATCAAATCCTGCACCTACTAAGCCACCGATACCTTGAATGACGCTACCGGCACCCATCGCTGCCATACCGCCGCCGATAGCAGCCATACCTACGCCGGCTTTCTTTAACTTGTCTCCGTCTAACTTTTCAAACGGTGTTAGTCCTTCTGCTAATGAAGGTAATGCTTTGCTTACGATCCATGTAGCACCTGCTATACCTGCACCTACGGCTGCGATAGCAACACCAAATGCACCTGCGCCTATAACTACTTTAGGATTTGCGAATGCCGCTAATCCATCAGCCGCTTTCTCTAAGAATCCTTTACCGCCACCTGATGGGCCGCGTCCTAATCCTTCTGCTATCTTACCAGCACCATCACCGCCGGGTATACCTGGTACTCCGCCACCACCTCCGCCTGCAGGTACACCGCCGCCCCCGAACATACCTTTGACTCGATCCATCATGCCAGGGCCGTCGCCACTGAACATTCCTCTCTTAGCCATTATACCTAATGCTAAGGCTGCGGCACCTGCGGCTGCGGCTAGACCTACAAAGCCCAACTTTAACGGATTGAGTGTAGTTACTAAATCTTCTAGTGCGCCAGTGGCTTTTATGTTAGCATTTTGTAATGCGGCTCTTGCATCTGCTTCAGGGTCTGTACCGCCTTGCTGTTGTTTATCTACATTTGCTTTGACTTTCTTTAAGTCATTTACATAGGTCTCACCTAATCGTGTACCTATAGTTTCGTTATCTTCAATGTTTGCCAAACCTCTACGAGCCGCAACCTCATCACTGATTGCCGCTAATCTACCATATGCGTCAACGTTCTTTTCTTGCCCTCTTTGATATGCATCTTTAAGTTTTGCAACATCTTCTTCTGTAGCAGTTCCTTTTTTAACTTTTGCTTGGAACTCATCTACTGCTTTAGCCATGCCAGGCAATTGACGCAATATCTGTGCTTGAGGACCGGTAATCGTACCGGTCGTCAACTGTTGTATACCTTTTCTCAATACTTCAGGCGCGCCTGCTAGCATCTTAAAAGATTTATTACGGGCTTCTACTTCGGCTTCTGCTGCCTGTGCTTTCTTTAATAATTCTGCTTTTCTAGCGCCGTCTGTTTCTTTCTCTGCGGCTTCTCTTAGATTTTTAGCCTTGATAGAAAGTTGCAAGTTTGCCATCTGCACTTGGCGGTTAGCCAACATATCTTTTTGGCGTTCTTTCAATGTGTTAACATCTTTACCAGTAAGTGCTGAAAGTTCTTGCAGATTGACTTGATATGCTATACTTTCTTTTCTTAATTTTTCTCTATCAACTGCTTCTGATTTTAGATTGCGACCTGATGCAGATTGTAATGCTATATAATCTGCTTGTCCCTGCATCATAGCTTCTTGGTCAATACCAAGACGAGACATTCTTGCGCGTTCTTCGTCAGTAGCTTTGATTAATTTAGCAAATGCTTTTTGGCCATCACCTGCTGTGGAACCCATTGCCATGATGCTCTGACCCATGCTTTGCATAGGTTTGATCATGCGTCCTATAGTCTCAGCATTGAGATCGGCTTCGCGGGCCATAGCCTGCAATGATTTAGTTGTATGTGCTCCAGCACCACCTATCTTTGCTAATTGATCTTTACCTTCTAAGTATGCTTGGCTAATCTTAAGATTAGCCTCGATGAGCATAGTGAACCCTTTTACCAGTCCACCTATGACCATGCCTAATGGGCCAAATGCTTTACCTAAGGCGAAAGCCGCATCGCCGGCTGATGATAATCCTGCGTTAAGATTATCTAACTTAACATTTGTGTTTAATATACCAGTAGCAAAACCTTTTAAAGAATCTCTTGCTTTACCGGCGGCTTCGGCTAATTGTGCATCATATGCCGCTAATTTTTTCTGTGCTTCAAGTCTTGACTTTTCAGCCTCAGTAAGTCCGTCGGTATTCTGACGGAGTTTTTGTAATGCTTCGGCTGCTTTCCTTTGCTCAGGAGTGCCTGCAGCCATAGCCCTAGTGTTCGCTACAGTGACATCTGCAAAATCACCCATTTGACCCGATAAGGTTCGAACCACATCGTTGAGTTCTCGGATAGAAGAGTTCAGTTTATCAATATCTTCAGACATTTTTATTTGGCTACTTTTAGGTCAATAAATACTCTTGTATTTATAATTGGAAAAATCGCCAAATTTTAACGAGGACAAAACATGGATAACAATCCGCTAAGACAATATTTCCGTAGACCCGCTGTATTCTTTTCACTACCTAGTAAGGGAAAAGGATACTCTCCCGACATAGTAGAGATGACAGAGACCGGGGAGTTACCGGTATATCCCATGACTGCTATTGACGAAATCACAGTAAGAACTCCGGATGCATTGTATAACGGTAGTGCAGTAGCGGATTTGATTAAAAGTTGCGTACCAAACATCAAAGATCCATGGAAACTTAACTCAACAGACTTAGATGCTGTATTAATCGCTATCAGAGCAGCCGGTGGTCAAGAAAACCTAGAGATAGGAACTGTTTGCCCTAAATGTTCAAATGAAGCAACATATAACATCAATCTAGTTGCTATATTGTCACAGTTAAAACAAGCAGATTATGACTCTGTATTATCAGTAAATGATCTTAAGATCAAGTTTAGACCATTGACTTATAAAGAAATGAATCAAGCGGCATTAGATCAATTTGCTATCCAAAAAAGATATAGCAACCTCGAAACCATAGACAATGCTGACGAAAAAACAAAGATGACTCAAGAGGCTATCCGTGCTATCACAGAAGCCACTATGAAGATCATAGCAAATACTATCGAATATATCGACACTCCTACATCAAGAGTAGAAGAAATAGAGTATATCGATGACTTCCTACATAATTGCGATGGTAGCATCTATATCGCTATCCGTGATCATAATGCTGAACTCAAGAATAGCACTGAACTAAAACCATTAGACATCAAGTGCGATAATTGCAGTAACGAATATCAACAACCCTACACATTAAACGCATCTGATTTTTTCGGATAACGCTTCTCACAGCTAGCCCTGAGGCAGCAAAGAAGTATATTGACAGTCTAGATTCCGACGTTCAGGGCATTAGAAAAAACGCACTTACCATGGCTTGGAACATGAGGGGTGGTGCCACATACGAGGATATCCTTAATATGTCTAGCCAAGAGAGACAAGAGATTTCCAAACTTATTGAAGAGCATATGGAAATCACTAAAAAGACGGAGTTGCCTTACTTCTGATTGGGAAGACAAACTTCGTTTGTCTAAGTCTTCGCTATCGCTCAGACTTCTTTTTAATTTCTTTTATATCGGATTATATTGCCGCCTTAGAGTCCATGGTAGTGCTATTCAGCACTACCATTGGTAAAGACATTGCCATGCCCTATCACCCATGTCGTCTATTCCCCAACACACTAGCCTGTTTGCTGTATGTTGCTACCGGTTGCCCTGTAAAGTTTATGGGACTGTAGTGAGATACTGTTACATATCTCGGCAACGCATGTTCTATAATCGCAAGACAAAGTAGATTATAGACTCATTGAGGGTTCGCAAACCTGTCGATTGCCCTCTCGGTTTTCCGTAGATGTTATTCTACGCTTACTCCAGATCCGTCGGCACAGCACTACCTGTACTTCCTCAAGGAGGGTCGAGCACCTCGACCAAACTAATTGTATTAAACGATGTTTTGTATTTTATCTATTGTGATGTTGTATGCTGATTTTGAGTCGGTCTCTGTTTTGCCTGAACAATATGATTTAAGTAGGTCTTTGTTGAGTTTGAAAAAATGATCAAATTCGATTATGAGCCAATCTTTGTGTTTAGTAGACGAGTAATATAAAAAATTGTCAGTAACCCAAGTCACGCTAGTTTGTACTGCTACAAACTTGCCCTTCCTGTTAAACTTCATGAACAATATGTTTAAGTCATCGTTTTCAGCAACAGCCATCATCTGATCAAGCCATGCATCTAATGTCTTACAGTCTCCTGCAAGAACTTGATGAAATGGAAAATCAGCGTAACTTTTGCACTCTGCGTTCATTTTACTGAAACTTTGTCCGGGCACGATGTCGCCTTTGAAACTGCGAATCTGCCCTTCGTGTAATATCTGAGTGCGCACTTGATTCTTACCTCCCACATATGCCCCAGATCCGGGGGCGCGAATAAAACTCTCATTATAGAGTTTGCTAAGATGTATAGCGACTTCGCGCTCAAAACTGTTTCCTTTTTGTTTCTGTGGGTTAGGCATATCTTGATTTATCTTGTTTTCACGCACTAAAAAATTAATTAGTCAAATAACCTACGCTGTAACTCTCATTACTTACAGCACAGTTATTGCACTTCTCTTCACATTCTACAAATGCTTTTTCTTTATCTTTAAAACTTCCGAACAACTTTTCCCACACATCATCGTTGATTATCTCTTCGAGGGTGCGTGTTTTTATATTCATCAAGTGTTCATATTTTCTGAATAGACTTTCTTTACCTGCTATCACCTTATCAGTGATAGGACTTTGTCGTTGATAATACGGGGCGGCTACCCAACTACAAGGATATATCTGTCCATCAGCGTTTAAGTACAGACCTCGATTACCTATTAAACATAATGGCATGATATAATCGTCTTCATATTCTTTCTTTATCTCAAGCCACTTTTGTTTGTTTGTGTCTAGGTATTCTGTGTTATCTAATACTCTATTGCTTAATTTAATGGTACGTCTTTCATAGCGACCAGACTTGCTGATATATTCGCTTCTTGGTTCTAACGCATCGTAATTATCATCTGTGTTGTAAGTACCGAATCTACTACCGAACTTTATGCTTCTAGTCAATTGCAAACTATCGCAGCCGTATTTTTGTGCCATAGTACGTATCTGTTGTAGATGGTCTTGATTGAAACTGAATATGATACTGGCCCATGTCACATATGCTTTTTTATTTGTAGTGACAGTGGTGAGACCTTCTATGATACTGTCCCAATTGCTGTTTACTCTATATAGGTTGTTGCTAGCATCATCATATCCATCTATGCTAAATGCTATGGTGTCGCGTTCGTTAGATATTTCGCGCAACTCCTCCCACCATTCTTTCTTTCTATAACTACCATTGGTGATCGTGTAGATGTGTATGTTTGGATTCACTGTCTTCACGTAACGTATGATATCGAGATAATCTTTACAATATATAGGATCACCTACGTCACCACACATAGTCAAACGTTTTACCTGCGTCAATAATAATTCTTCGCTAAAACATTTCTTGAAAAGTTCTAATGATATTTCTTTTTGCAGCCATGGGATATCCTTGCGCATCTCTGTGCGCGGACATCGCGGGCACCTAATAGGACATTTACTGCTAGGTTCTATATGCCAGTGGTAAAATTGAAATCCATATTTGTTAAGCATATATCATTAATTCTTTTATAAACTTATTTTCTAATGCATACCGAACGACTTTAGCGACCTCTAATGGGGCCATCTTCACACAGTCATGTTGTTTTATCATGTCTGTGTCAGTGGCACCTGGACTTATTAATACTAATCTGCAGGACATAGGAAAACCAATCATTCTCCTAAACGAATCACGTAATGCACGTTTGTGATTACGATATGGCCAGTCTTGATTATCTAATTGTCGTTCTATTCTAGGATAGTCAGTGACTATGCTTCCTATACTTATGATAACTTTATCTGTACCTTTCCATTGAATATTCATCGTCTTTAATATTTTTTCTTGTTCGAATTCATGATACGCATTATTGATGAACACATCACAATCTTTAGAAGCGTCTACTATTTTTTGCGTATCCTTGATGTCATATCCATTACTACGGCTCAGACCGATCACTTCATACCCTTGATCTGAAAATACATCAGCAATCGCTTTACCTATGCCCTTAGTATGGCCTGTTATCGCTATCTTCATACTAAATCATGACTGGTATTATATGTAGTGAAACCATTCTCTTTCACGACCTTCAATACGCTAGGCACACGTCCTGCTAATTCTTCTCGGTGTGATACTAACCATACAGATTTGTTTCTGTTACGGCTCATATCTTTGAGTATAGCCATACTATTCTCAACACCTACACTATCCATACCGCTATCAATCAATTCATCGATGAACAATGTATTGATCGGACTGTATAAACTTTCCCATACATCACGGAACGCAAACGATAAACCTAATATCAATCTATTGCGTTCGCCGCGAGAAAGATTATCGAAATCTAATTCACGACCCAGTTCTGTGATTTGTACAGATAGGTCATTCAAGAATACGACTTGATGAGGTAAGCCGATCTTATCAAGGTAGTGTGTGAGCCTTGCGTTCAAGTAACTTAGATTTTGATCGATAATCTTCTTGCGGACGAAACTATCTTTGCTTGTCAGTAAGTCAAGCAAGAATTTTTGATGATCATTAATTTTTGTCAGTTCATTGATCTTATCAAAATTTATTTCTTGTAATGCTTTATTCTCCATATCTGTTATTTGTTCAGTGTATGGATTTTCTTCTTTGGACTTTTCATCAATCTTGCTTATCAATGCGTCTACCAAACTACGATGCTGAAATGCTTCTTGTTCAGTATCATAATATAATTTTGGCTGCTTACCTACCGTTCCTAATTCGTTCTTTGCTGTGTTTAAATTAGCCAGATCGGTGTTCAATGTCTCAATAGTAGTCGTAGTTGTCTTTACTAACTTTTCTTGTTCTTTCAATAGTTTGGCGTGCTGATCGTCATGTATCGCATGACCACAAGTATGACACTTATGTTCTCTCAACAATTTTAATTCTTTTTCGGCTTTCTTTAATGCCTTCTCTTCACGCCCGATATCGCTTTCTGTTCGCGTGATCGCTTTATCAAGATCGGCTAAGTCTTTCTTCTTTTGATTGTACGCAGCCAGATCCTTATGACCCTGTAATTCTTTTTCGATATCTAACTTCTGTAATTCTTCTAGGTCTTCTACTAGTTTGTTCAAGTCTTCATCATGTTTCGTATCCCACAACTTAGCCCTGCGCTTTAGATTTTCGATTTGCTCTTGTATGCGTTTATTAGCCTCTTCGATAGCCTTGACCTTGTACTCTTCTTCTGTGATGGTGTCTTTGGTATTTTTGATCAATATTTTGATCAACTCAGCCTTCTCGCTCAACAATGTGATACCAAGTAACTGTTCAATGATGTTACGTTGGTCGTTTGTTTTCATAGCCAGGAACGGTTCGCTGTATGTGTTCAATGCGATAATTTGCTTGAACATATCTGGAGTCATGCCGATAGCACGTTCGATGTGTTCCTGCGTTTCTTTATTCTCACCTTGAGCATCATTTACTGCTTCTTCTTCTTTGTTATCTATATAAAACTTAAGCACGTTTGGCTTTCGCCCACGCTCAATCTTATAGTCAATACCATTCACAGCAAACTCTAATGTGACCATCATACCCTTAGCATTGGTTCTGTTGATTAGATTGTCTTTGCGAATTTGATTAATGGGCGTACCAAACAATACATAACTCAATCCTTGTATCAATGTAGTCTTGCCAGTACCGTTTCTGGCCCCGTCACCACCTAGATCAAGGTTCTCACCTAAAATCAACGTGAGTTCCTTGCTATCAAAGTTCACGGCTTGCGTGACTTGACCAATCGATAAAAAGTTTCTTAGTGTTATGTTTTTTAATAGAATCATGTGCGCTTCCAGTGTGATAGATCACGATCTAATGTTGCTTCTATCACAGATATACCTTCATTAATATACTTGATTATGTCTTCATTGTCAAATACTAATGGATTGTTGATATCCGTTTTGAATTTGATCCCTATGTTTTTATAATATCTATTCAAACCTAAGTGATCGCAGATATTATAGAAATATGTTTTGGGATCGTTGACTAGATCATCATAGAATAGATACTTTACTGGAATCTTACAAGTATTCCAGTATTCGAATATTTGTTTTGCATCACCATAAGTTTTGTGATATCGTTCGATATATTCTTTAGGTTCAACTTTATAGTTAGCGTTTCTATTTCTCTCAAGATTATACATAGAATTCATTACTTCGTATGGGCTACGCAATATCATAGTGATATGTGTAGTATGTTCATGAATGCGATCAGGATTGATATAGTGACCTTCGGGAAACACCTTAGCGAAGGCATGTGTATCTAGATTTATAGACACATTGTATTTTTCGTAAAGTTTTTTGTACGAATCTAGACTATGACCCCTGTATTCTTTATACATAGTATGTAGCCTACAGTCAACTTGTGGGTGGCTCATGAACTGAACCCACAACCAATTAGTGCCGGTCTTAGGGAAACCTATGTTCCTATAATGTACTTGCTTCATAGGTTTTTGTAGATGTCTAATAATATTTTTTGATCGTAGAATTGACTCTCAATGTTGCTGATTTGATCCATGATGATCTGATCTACGCTTTCAAACTTGATCTCACCCGGTGCTAGGTCAAGTTGATGTTGCTCTAACTTCATAGGTATCAATGCCATCTCACGTAAAAGATGTTTAGGCATCAATGTTTCTTTGATATAATTAGCCTCTTCATAACTGATATCTATGTCAAGGTGTACTCGCACGTTGCTTCTGGGCAATAACAACCCATCAGGGTTATCTAATATCTCGCTCAACTTATACACACGGAAAACAGGCTGCTTAGGCCATGCTTTGAATATAGGATCTTGCCCCCATTCAAGTATCATCATGCCTCGCTGATCATCACCGGCGTCAGCATAATTATGTGGAAAAGCATTACCGATATACCAAATGTTCTTACGTGCTTGACGTTTATGAAAATGCCCGCTAAACACCTGATCGAATTGTTTGACATGGGTTTCGTTGACCTCTCCCACATCAGGCATCTCGACCATAGCGTTCATATAAAAATGGGGTAATTCAAGATGGCTGAATAGATATTTGCCACTCATCTTAGCCAACTTCTTATAATCATCGCCTACTAACCATGGCGCGATAATAACATCACCTTGATTGAACCAATCGTTAACGATAACTACATTGGATAGATGTTTTGCCCACTCAACACTGTGAATATCTCTACGGTCACGATAATATAAATCATGATTACCGGGAATAAAATAAACAACATCGAATGCATCGTTGAGTTTTTCTAAGGCCCGCAATCCATATTGCATCGTGTGTATGTTGATGCTGGCGCGGTGATGATTATAATCACCCAAGAAAATACAAGTATCGCAACCTTCTTGTTTGGCAGTCTGTATGAACCAATCAACAAAGTCTGAGCAGTCCTGATTGTGTTCAAGACTGTTGCTCTTTAGACCAAAATGTATATCAGTAAAACATGCTGCCTTTTTAAATAAATTAGACATCAAGATATTTTATATAACTCTTTGTATTTGTTCAAGTTTTATGGTTACTCTTCGTAACTGTCAAATTTCATACCCGACATTTGACGAGAATGGCTTGGGTTCAACCCATTCATCTCTAAGATGTCATCACGGATATTTTGATTACGCTTTTCGGTATTCAATACACGGCAGAAACTATTCGTGATAGCGGCTGTGTAATAAGCGAACGGGTTAGCACTCTTTGCTTCATTGAATCGTAACCCAACATATGTCAACTGAAGAATGGCGCTGTTACGCATCTCATCATTGTATGTGTAGCCACGCCAGTTAAATTTCATAGCATACTTCTCACAAAGCATGATGAACATACGTGCTAGTTTGTCTGTCAATTGACCATGATCCTTGCTAAACTCGCCGGTCTTGACACCGCCTGTCCAATGACTCTTACCAACACAAACTGCGCTACCGTTTTCGTCAATCTTGAAATGCTGAAAGGGCGGGAAGTTTACCTTGACATGAACCATGTCATCTATTTCGTCTTTGGTTGTTGTATCTTCTAAATCTTCAAATAGATTTTCTTCTTCAAGATCATCAAAGTCTAGGATATCTCTAGCAGTCTTTTTCTTAACTACTTTTCTGGCTTGCTTTGGGTTCATGGGAACATGCTCCCAAGTCATTACACGAAATACTAAATCAGTTACAGGGATGTCTTTGAGTTTAACTTCCTCACCCGTCTCTAACATTAATCTTGCGGCTCTGACTTCTTTTGCAGCCTTGATGTTTTTGGGTCTTGATATCTGTGCTAGGTTTTTCTCTAACGGTTCTAACGGAGCATCAATTATCAGATCATACTGATGATATTCTTGTCGTGAGAAACTACAGTAACTAGTCTTGCTAGCATGTATTTCTTTCAGAATATCTTTATTGTTTAAGTAGTTAACGGGTTTTTTGGCGGTAGACATCTATTCCTCTCTTATTGTCATAGAAAGAATGATACATCTTTTGTTGCGCAAAAGCAACAGAAGAGGGTAAAATTCGGTGATTTTTGTGGCGATAAATATATGCAGACATGCTATTTATGCGGTCTGTAACTGAAGAGAAACGATATGGCCATAAATTGTGCGGCGCTAGGATCCGAAGTAAGTGCGATAGCATCTACATATAATAGCCTCAATTCGCAATGGGGTACAACGTTATCCAGCGGTCTTAATGCCGCACAAACAGATCAAGTAGGTGTCGCAACCAGTGCATTAAATCAACTAATCAATACCAGAGATAAGATTTCCGATCTGGAAGATCAACTTGATTTTCTTCTTGATGAAGCAGAAGAAGGCAATTGTGCAGATGTTATAACTTACGGTGATGAATATAGTTTTAGACTATTCCAAACTAGAGAAGCGATAAGCGCCGGAATAAGCAATTTAAGAGCCGCTATAAAAACATCTAATGATAGATTGGCAGCATCGCAAAAGGCTACTACAAGTAAAAGCAATCCCGGTACAGGAACACCGGGAACCGCTGAACCTGATGAAGAGTTTTTAGATGAGGATGCTGAGATTATAGATGACGAACCTTTACCAGAAGTTGATGATTTCGTAGACGGCACCGGCCTAACCGAACCTCCAATTGGAGATGAAGATGATTTCTTAGGTATTGATGGTGATACAGATGATTTCTTAGGTATTGATGGTGATACAGATGAGTTCTTGGGTGACGATAACACTAATCAAGGCTTAGACGGTGATATTATCGATGCACAATCACAAACGACATTACAAGACGAAGCCAATTTCTTACAGACGCCTGACTGGCGCGTGAAATTGAGTTTGAGTCCCGGATCATACTATCTTTATAATGACGAACAGAACGTGTTATTGGAACCACTAAGAAGAACTGATGGTATCATATTTCCATATACACCTACCATCAGCGTGACATACGGTGCTAACTATCAGAGCAATAACCCGGTACATAGCAATTACAAGATATTCCAATATGAAAATAGTTATGTAGATTCATTCACTATAACTTGCGACTTTACTGCACAAGACAGTGAAGAGGCAAAATATCTATTAGCAGTCATACATTTTTTAAGGTCAGCGACTAAGATGTTTTATGGTCAAGACCAAAATCCAAAACCTGGCACACCACCGCCGTTAGTGTATATTTTTGGTATGGGCGAGTTTCAATTCAATGCACACCCATTAGTCATTAATAACTTTACATATAGCCTGCCACCTGACGTAGATTATATAAGAGCCGGAGAAGTCACACAAGCAGCCGGCGTGAATAGGGGTGCTACAGCAGACGCCGGACAGACCAAATCATTTTTGAAATCAGCCGGTTCTTTAATTCAGGGTGAGATTCAAGCAAGATTAGATCAGGGCATTGCGGCAGTGGGAAATGCATTAGGCTTGAAATTGCAACCGGGCGGTTCATCGCAAGGATACCAGTTTGGTATGTCTAATAGATTCAATGCAGCATATCCACCGGGCACAAAAGAGCCTACGTATGTTCCTACAAAGATGAATATTAGCATCAGTGCCTTACCAATAGTAAGTAGATATGATGTCAGCAATAACTTTAGCGTCAAAGATTATGCTAATGGTTCGTTGTTGCAGGGTGTTAAACGTAAGAGTGGAGGATTCTGGTAATGGCTACAAACAGTCTATATCCTAAAACTAGTCCGTATAATGATACGGGTGTGTTTAATGAAAAGTTTTTAGACTTCATGGTGAACAGACGTATACCTAGTCAACCTAGTGATGTGCTGTATACACTACCGGCGGTGTATCAATATCGTCCTGATCTTCTTGCTAACGACTTATATAATGACAGCAGATTGTGGTGGGTATTCGCCGCACGAAATCCTAATAGATTAGGGTTTGATCCTTATTTCGATTTCGTTGCAGGCGTAGAATTTTATATCCCTAAACTGACATCACTACAACAGGTATTGGGTATTTGATAAATGTCAAATGTTAATCAAGTAGATGACGATTTAAATAATCTTGCTAAAACATCTCTAGGACAACTACAAAACGTAGTAGCAGCAGGATCAGGAGTAGCGACAACCATATCAAGTCGGGGTAATGCCACTGGCACTACAGTGAATCCTGGACCTAGCGGTAGAGGTGGTACCGGTAGACCTGGAAAAAGATTATACAATCCATTAAGTAAATTGGCTAGTTATACATATAATATTAGCCTGTACATGATTACCCCAGACGCATACGAACAGTTTGTGGCTAGCGGTAGACAAAAGATACAAGCATTGACTAATGCAGGTCCGGTCAATGGGGAAATCTCATCAGGTGCATTCGTGATCGCTCAAAGCGGGGGTACCAATAACTCAACAACTGCCCGCGCTCCTGGTTTTGAATTAGATTATTATATAGATAATCTAAAATTTAAAACTATGACCAGCAGTAAATCTGCTGGTACAAACACCAGTGCCGTAGCAGATTTTTCATTCACTATAACAGAACCATATGGTTTCAGTTTTTTAACTAATCTAAAAAAAGCGACAGACGCATTAAAAAGATATAATGATACCACTGAATATAAGCAGTTAACTAATGACTTCAAACAAATCTATATCTTAGGAATAAGATTTTACGGATATGATATAAATGGCAGAGAAGTCACAGCACCTACAGAATTATATGGTGAGCCTATAGACCCGTTAGGTTCAGGGGCACTATTTGAAAATTACTACGACATACAAATATCAAATGTGAAATTCAAATTAGACGGCAGAGCAGTCGTTTATAATGTTGAAGCCGTGGGTATGAATGCACAGGCACTATTGGGAGTCAAGAGAGGTAGAATGCCTACCGGCTTGAGGATACAAGGTGGCACAGTAGATGACGCATTACAGGGCCCTAATGGACTGTTCACTAAGATCAATGCTACTGAAGTTGCTAAGTCAAGCAAAGATCCTCCGGACTCTACATATCCTAACGTATATCAAGTAGTATACCAAGGAGATGCAGAAGCAAGAATAGGTAAGGCTAGCATCGTCACACAATCAGACTTAGATAAGACACGCTGGCCCGGCTCTAATGCTAGAAACACAGTAGAAGCGACAGAGGCTAAGGGTGCCAAACCGCCTGATCCTAACGAAAGAATGTTCACGTTTAATAATGATGTTTCTATCATGCAGGCTATAGAACAGATCATCAAGAAAAGTTCTTATATGGAACAGGCATTGAAGACGATCTATTCAAACACTAAACAACCTGATCCTAATCAAAAGAACAATCCTCAGATCGATAGAGAGAATCCTGTACCATTATCTTGGTTCAATGTGAGTTGTGACATAAGAAGTCTACAATGGGATCCTAAACTGCAAGACTGGGCTATGGTGACTAGTTATGTGATAACAACATATGAGATACCCGCAGTCATGACACCATTCGCGCCTGATACTAATAGATATTATGGCGCACATAAACGTTATGATTATTGGTTCACTGGTCAAAATAGCGAAGTATTGGACTATCAATTAACCTTTAATAATCTATTCTTCAACACTGTGTTGGGTATAGAATCAAAAGATTTCAAACTAATAGGACAAGCGAATTCAGAGGGCGGAGGAAGAGAACAGGGTGCTAGTGGTCCTGGATCAGGGCCTACATCAGGTGACGGAAAAACTACGTCTAACAATAAAGGTACCAAAGCAGATCCTCCGCCGCCAGGCACTAGAGACGCTAGCGCGGGCACTGCAACAGCAGGCGGTACTAGCGTACAACCCGGTGTTAAATCAAATGCGAATAGAACAGGTACATTGGCAGTAGGATTGGAAGCTCAAAATAGTATCGTTACTAGTCTTCATGATATTGAAGCATTCAGTAGCGGACAAATACGAATAATGGGCGATCCTGATTTCTTGATACGTGATGCAGCCACTTCTATAACAGAGTTATATAATAAATTTTATGATACAAATGGATACACTGTAAGCGCACAGGGAGGTCAAATATTCATTGAAGTCAAATTCAATGAAGCAACTGATTATACTCATAGTGATGGTCTCATGCAGATCAATGAAAGTATATTTTTCTTGAATTATCCGCAATATATCAAAGATATGACACAAGGCGCGATCATATATGAATTAGTAGAAGTAGATAGTGTGTTCTCAAGCGGAACATTCACACAGACATTACATCTTATCATGGCACCATTTGATACCGGCGAACCCCCTCCTGTTGGCACAGGCGGTCCGTCTGGGGGGACGACAACTACCGGCACTGGCGCAGCCGCAGCCACTGATCCTGATGCGCTTGATAAGGATGGTCTTGAAAAAGATGGATTAGAAGATTTAGGAAGAGACGGTTAAGGAGATAAGGCATGGCAGTAGATATTCAAAAACCAGCAGGCACGCTTAAGAGAAGCAGTCCTGAAGCAGGTGGTGCTAATCCTAGATTAGTACCTGCATTAGGTATCGTCAAAGATAATGTCGATCCTAAACGCATGGGCCAATTGATGGTCTATCTTACTGACAACAGCGGATTAGATCCTGACAACAAAGATAGTTGGCGTCCTGTACAGATGTTGAGTCCTTTCTTTGGATATACCAGGGGCGATGCCGCTGGTGACAGTCTTGGAACATATAAAACAAATCCAAGCAGTTATGGTATGTGGATGAGTCCACCCGATATCGGCACGACAGTATTATGTATATTCGTTGAAGGTGATTTGAACTATGGTTTCTATATAGGTTCTGTGCCACAACCAGAAGCACTACAGATGATACCTGCCATTGGTGCAACTGATAACATCATACCAAACGGCGGTGAAGCAAACAGTTATGGCGGCGCATTACGATTGCCAGTAACGAATATCAACTTAAACAACAAAGATGTAGCAGACAGTTCAGAATATTTGACTGCTCCTAAACCTGTACATAGTTATACATCTGCTATTATGTTTCAGCAAGGTATATTGCGTGATCCTATAAGAGGTCCTATAGGTTCTAGTTCGCAAAGAGAAACACCGAGCAGAGTAGGTTGGGGTATCATCACACCGGGTAGACCTATATATGAGGGTGGATATGATGATAAACAAATCGCATCAAATCTAAAAGCAGACAACTCACAGAAATTAAGAGTAGTATCACGCAGAGGTGGTCATAGCATTGTCATGGATGATGGTGACGTGATCGGTCGTGATAACCTAGTAAGAATTAGAACTAGTTTAGGTCATCAGATATTGATGAGCGATGATGGTCAAACATTGATGCTGTTACATAGCAATGGACAAAGTTACATTGAGTTAGGTAAAGAAGGCACCGTAGATGTTTATGCTACAAACTCTATAAATTTACGAACACAAGGTGATCTTAACTTACACGCTGATAATAATGTGAATATTCATGCTACGAAAAACTTGAATCTTCAAGGTGAAAATATCCATATTAATACTGAAAAAGAATTAAAAACTAGAGTAGGAACTGACTATAGTTTATCTGCTTTGGGTAAACATTTGACCAAAGTTACAGGAGCCATGAGCATGGAAAGTTCCGGCGATATAAGCATGGCAAGTACTTCTATTGCATATGTTAATGGCAGCAAAGTAAATTTAAATTCAGGACAGACTGGTACTAGACCAACTGATGTGCCTGCAATCGATAAAGTATTACATACAGATACATTATTTGATAGCGTGAAGGGTTTCTTGGCAGCACCTGCAAAATTAGTCAGCATTACAAGCCGCGCTCCTGCACATGCGCCGTGGTCTAATGCTGGTCAAGGTGTAGATGTTAAAGTAGATTTGAATGCAAGCACACAATTGCCAGAAGCGCCGCCTACAGCCGTGAGCAATACAAATGAAGCCGCGGCATCTGTACTAGATAATCCTGTTAGAACTTCTACGGCTGCGGCAGCACCTGAAGTTCCTGCGGCAAGTAAAGCCTTGAATACAGATGTAACTACTGCCATGACTGGTGCAGTGGCACAAGCAGCACCTACTGGCCCATTGGCTAATGCCGTGACGCAAGGTGTGACTGTAGCCAATGTTGGTAATAGCGTACAAGTGGGTGTAGGTAAATTCGCACTAACTCCTGGACAACTAGAACAAGCAGGTACTATCAAACCGGGCAGTTCAGCACTAATTAATTCATTAGCAGCCACCACCGGTAATGCAGTAACTAGTATGACAAATAATTTGTTTACTGGACAGCCTGGCGCACAAACATTGAATCAACTTGTGAGCAACGTGGGCGCGCAAGCAACCGCATTGTCAACTACATTCCAAAAAGCACAGACTACATTACAAAACTCCGGTGTGTTATCAGGAGCAGAGACCGCATCTCAGATAGGCGGTGCAGTATTGGCAGGTGCTACAAAAGGAATCACAGACACTATAGGAGCCATACAGCAAATAGGTTCCGGTGCAGCATTAGATGGTCTAACTAATCAAGCCAATGCTATATTAGGTGATATATCATCTGGAAATTTTGCGGCAGCAGTTGGTGAAGGAATAAACGGAGCGATATCAGGATTGCAAGATTCTGTATCAGCACTAACACAACAATCACCTTCACTATCTGGTGTCATAGAATCGACTAAGGGACTGGCAGCATCAGCGTTCCAATCAATAGCGGCATCCATGAAACCAATGGAGCCAAACGTACCACAGAATCTAACCGAGTTGGCTAAGCAGGCTGCTGAAGAAACTATGGCCATAGCGACAGACACATTGGAAGACCTCGAGGCTGCGGCGTCTGGCTTAGCCGATGATTTATTAGCCGCAGTACCGACCGGTGGTATATCCGGAGCATTATCAAACGCATTACCCAATGGATCTTCTTTAGCAGACAGTCTAGAAAAAGCAAGCCAAGGCTTGGCGGGTGCGTTAGGTAATACTGCGGTGTCATCTGCTATGAGTAAATTGACAGGAGTCGCTAAGGCGGCAGATTCAACAGTTGCGGCCTTTGCAACGCCTAATCAATCTAACCCACTCAACAAGAATGCATTGATAGGTGCAGCCAATACTATAGCAAGCGGTATCACATCGTCTGTGACATCAACAGTGGCGAGCGGCTTAAGCAAATTACCGGGAGGAGCCGGAGTAGCCGCAGCAGTAACAAATCTAGGATCTGGTTCTTTACCTGCATTGCCCGGAACTGATACATTGAAAGACGCTATCACAGGATCGTTCGCTACAGCACTAACCGGCGTCAATCAGTTGACAGCAAATGCACAGGCATTGCTTGATGGAGCACAGACACAAATCGGCGGTGTGAAAGAACTATTATCATCGGTGCTACCACCGGGCGCTGCCAGCCAGTTACAATCTGCGTTGTCCTCATTGACATCATCTGGATCGGGAATCAAGATTCCAAGTATTGCCTTGAATACAACTGACAGAGCAAGCCTAACTGATGCTATATCCAGCACATTAGGAGATCCTGGTATACCGGCGCCGAACTTTGGTGAAGTAGATGAAGCCGTTAAGGGTATAGCGGCAGACTTTGATACTCAAAAGACTGAATACATTTTGGCACAAGGTGAATTAGTGCTTCAACGTCTTGAAGATGAAAACAACATAGCAATCGCACTTGACGAATGGTTGACCGCACAAAATACATTACCACCGGGTGACCCCTCAATCGATGAGGCCAAAGATGCATATGATGATGCTATAGCAACATGGGAATCTACTGTGCAAGAATTAGAAGATTTGGACAAAGATTATCCACTAATCGCCGCTGCCATATATGGTACGCCAACCCAGTCTGCGTAAGGTAAATAAATAAAGTTATGTCAGAATATATCGGATTCAGCACACTCAATGCTAATAAACCAAAATCAACCAACCTTAGCGTAGGTGTAGCGGGTGGCGTGGGAACCATCACTCAGGGGTTAGTTCCCGGTAAGAAATTTAAGTTAACTGATCAGCAGTTAGTCATACAAGATTTCATTAATGCATTAAACATCCGACGCGGAGAGAAAGTAGGAAAACCTAGTTACGGTACTACTTTATGGAATTTCGTGTTCGAACCTAACACCAGCGATGTACAAATAGCATTAGAACAAGAAATCAGACGAGTTGCTAGCAGTGATCCTAGAATATTAATCGATTATGTCAGAGCATTTCCTAAAGAAAATGGCATATTGATGGAAGTGCAATTAGGAATTCAGCCGTATAATCAAGCATTATTACTCAGCGTGTTTTTCAATAGCAACACGAATAAAGCATCTATCCAATCTTAAAAACACGGTTTTTCAGGTTTGATAAATACTCAAATCAGAGATAAACTATGGCTAAGAGTTCAAGACAAGCAGCGTTATTCGGAATTAACGATTGGAAGGCGATTTATCAGACCTTCCGAGAAGCAGACTTCCGCAGTTACGATTATGAAACACTACGTAAGAGTTTCATAGATTACCTTCGCGTTTACTACCCGGAAACGTTTAACGATTATATTGAATCAAGCGAGTTTATCGCATTGCTTGATGTCATGGCATTCATGGGGCAGGGTCTAGCATTCAGAAATGACTTGAATGCTCGCGAAAACTTCATCGATACAGCAGAACGCCGCGATAGCGTCATCAAATTAGCCAATCTTGTTAGTTATACCCCTAAACGCAATCTATGCTCAGAGGGTGTACTAAAAGTAACAAGCATACAGACCACCCAGAATATCACAGACTTGAATGGCGTGAATCTAGGGAATCTTCCTATATTATGGAATGATCCTGCGAATCCAAGTTGGTTCGAACAATTCAACACTATCATCAATTCAGCATTGGTCAGTACACAAAGAGTAGGTAAGCCCGGAAATATATCTGACCTATTAGGTATCACAACTGCTGAATATAGCCTACAAATACCTGATGGCACACTGCCTATAGTACCATTCACTAGCACAGTCGATGGTAAGACTATGGATTTTGAATTAGTTAGTGTGACTAGCATAGACGAGAGTTATCTTTACGAGATTCCCCCGGCCCCTACAGGTCGTTTCAATATGCTCTATCAAAATGATAGATTAGGATTCGCTAGCGCAAATACTGGTTACTTCTTTTATTTCAAGCAAGGTATTTTAAACAACTATGATTTCGTTCTTGAGCAACAGATCTCCAATCAGACAGTAGATGTCAACATACAAGGTATTAATAATACAGATACTTGGTTATATCAATTAAACACTAATAATAACACAAGAACATTATGGAATAAAGTCGATAACGTTTATGCTGACGCATACTTGCAGACAGAGACTAGCAAGAAGAGTATTTTTAGTGTAAGTTCAAGATTTAACGATCAAGTCACATATAATTTCGGTGATGGTGTGTTCAGCAACATTCCAGTAGGAACATTTCGTGCATACGTTCGCGCAAGTAATGGATTGACATACACTGTAGATCCTAGTGAGATGCAGGGTATTAGTGTAGCATTCACATACATCAGCCGCGAAGGTCGTGCTGAGACATTGACAGTAGGATTAGAATTAACACAACCCGTGAGTAATGCACAGGCACGTGAGAGTTTGCCGAGCATCAAGCAACGCGCACCAACACGTTATTATACACAGAATCGTATGGTTAATGGCGAAGACTATAATAACTTCCCATATACATTATACAGTTCTATCATCAAATCAAAAGCGGTCAATCGCAGTAGTATCGGTGTGTCAAAGAATTTAGATTTGCTTGATCCAACAGGCAAATATTCAAGCATCAATAGCATAGGCAGTGATGGTGGATTATGGAGTGATAGTGATAATGGATTCTTAGAATTAAATGTCAATAATACAAGCACTATCATATCATTCTTAGCCGATACATTGACCGGTACGTTAGCACAGAATAGAGCGACACAATTTTATCTAAATGCTACCGACGATCCTACAAACACACATTATCAAAGATTTAGTATCGACCAAGCGTCAGGTGATGGCACAGTATATTGGAATACTAGTAACGTTAACGGTAGTAGTGAGAACGGATATTTTTATATACTAGATAATACTGTGGAAACACCTATCATGATAGGTACTTTTTCAACTAACAATGTCAAGTATGTTACTAAAGGTGCGTTGGTTAAATTCATAGCACCGTCCGGTTATTATTTTGATAAAAATAATCGTCTAGCACCAGGACTACCGGGCCCAAGTGATAGCAGTTTCATATGGACAACTGTGTTAAATGTGGCAGGTGACGGCAGCAATACTGGTCAAGGAAATTTCAGCAACGGTATAGGTCCAGTGACATTAAATGGTTATGTTCCTGGTGGTGCTATACTCACTACTGTTATCCCTGCGTTTGATAACGCTTTCCCTGTACAGGTTATACAGCAAGCGATACAGCAAGTAGAATTACAAAGAAATTTTACTTTAGTATTTTACAACAATCGCACGATTAATCAACCGCGTTGGGAAATAAGCAGTGCAAACGATCCAAATTGGTTCGTTAAGTTTCAAAACATCGGTGAAAATAGATGGACTGTATTATTCAAATCATTGCGTTATTATTTCGGTAGTGTCGATGAAACACGTTTCACTTATGCATTGAACGAACTTGTATATGATCCTTTCTCAGGAAAGATACTACAAGACTTTATCAATGTTTTGGGTATCAATACTCAACCTAATACTGTTAATGCGATAGGCAAAGATACAAAGGTTAACATCATAGGTCAAACTGTTGAAAGCGACGGTTATGTAAATGATTTTGAAGTAGAGATTGCAAGCACAGATGTTAATAATAGAGTGCTAGTGTTGAATCCAGACTTCTTTGAAGAATTAACCGGCATTGTGCCCGGAAGCACTAACATCGGTAAGTATGCATTTTTTGAAATAGTACAGGATGCAGTCAATCTAACAAGATTACAACTCTTACCAAGCACCGATGTTAATTATCAATACTCAGTAAAAAATCAAATTGAAATTGTAAAATATGATTATCCTGTAGGACAATTGTTCTATGCTTACACTGATAATAAATTTTATAAGACAGTACAGGACATCACAGTAACACAGACTAGTTACGTGCTTACGGAACAAACAAATTATCTTGTAAAACCGGGCCGTCAGGGTTTAAGTTATCAATATCGCCATAATAGCAACAACACTACTCGCATAGACCCTGCAACTACTAATATAATCGATTTGTATGTTGTGACACAGGCTTATTATACACAATATCAGAATTATATTCAAGATACTACAGACACAGTACCAGAACCAAGTAGACCAACTATCGCAGAATTAAGTGCGGCGTATGGTCAGGTTCAAGATTACAAAATGTTGAGTGATTCTGTGGTATTAAATAGTGTAGTGTTCAAGCCATTGTTTGGACCCAAAGCAGTGCCGGCGCTAAGAGGAACTATTAAAGTGATTAAGACTAGTGATACTACAGCGAGTGAAAGTGAAATACGTAGTGCGGTGTTATCAGCGATGAACACTTATTTCGATATTAATAATTGGAATTTCGGAGACACATTCTATTTCAGTGAACTCAGCGCATATCTACACAATGAATTAGGTGATTTGATCAGTTCAGCAGTATTGGTACCAAATGATCCCACTGAGCCATTCGGTACATTATATGAGATCAAATGTAAGCCGTATGAAATATTCGTCAATGGTGCAGTAGCAGATAGCATTTTAGTAATATCAGCATTAACACCAGATCAATTACAAGTAGCATAAGATGACCAGAATACGTACACTAGAATTTTTACCGGGCATATTCCAAACTGAAACTAATAGTCAGTTCTTAGCAGCCACGCTCGACCAATTAGTCAATCCTCCTGTAACACAAACTATACAAGGATTCGTGGGTAGTAAATTTGGTTATGGTGTTGACGCTAAAGATTACTATGTAACAGAACCAAATAAAGTTCGTAGAGATTATCAATTAGAACCGGGTGTAGTATTCTTAAAGGACAATGAAACTACTGCCTACGATTTTATTAGTTATCCTGGCATAATTGACTCATTGAAGTTGCAAGGTGCTATCACTAGTAGAAACGATGAGTTATTTGAAAGTCAGTTCTATAGTTGGGACAGTTTTACTAACTTAGATAAGATCATCAACTATAATCAGTATTACTGGTTACCTGACGGTCCTCCCGCCGTAATAGTTGCGGCTTCAACTGTCTTTACAGAAAACGATTACATAGTCAATTCACTGCCAGAAGCATACAATATCAGAGCAGTAGGCGCAGGTGTTGGTACTAATAATCCAACAATCACCTTATTAAGAGGTGGTACATATAATTTTATAGTAGATCAAAACACAAGATTTTGGATACAGGGCGAGCCGGGAGTAACAGGCTATAGTCCTACGCAGCCTAATTTAAATACTAGAGACGTATACGGCGTTAACAACAACGGTGAAGACCGCGGCGTAGTATCATTTCAAGTACCTCAAAAAGATGCACAGAATGAATTCAATTACCCCGGTAATAATACAGTAGGTGTTGTTAGCACAAGACCTTTTAGCCAGATCAATGGTGCAAGATTAGCAGACATTGGCGGTATTGATGGGGTCACGGCACTAAATGGTAGAACAGTTATGTTCTACAATACCGGCGTAACTAACGAGATAGGCTATGTTAGTTCATTCTTTGATCAATCAGCATATGATAGAAATACAGGATCTATTTCCTCACCGCTGACTATCAATGCTAGTTCGATAAATGGATTAGGTGCGATCACAGTAAGCAACGTTTCACAATTACAGATAGGACAGACTGTAACATTTGTAGGAACTGGTTTTGGTGGTATACAGGCATATAATGCTGACGTAGAAAATGCTATATCTACCAATAGTTTGATTGTAGGAAAGAAATATTTCATCGATCAAGTGGGAACGAGTAACTGGATCAATCTTGGCGTAGCATCAAGCGCAATAGTAGACGCACAGATTGTAGGTACACAGTTAAGAGTTTATAAAACTGTTTCTGGTTCATTCAGTATAGGTGATACATTAAATGGTTCAGGCGTAACTACAGGCACCAAGATTCTTGATTTTGATGAGATTGCTACCAACAATAATTATTTGAATGCGTCAAGTGTCACAGTAGGTGATTCATATCTTGTAAGATCATTTGTAGACGGTGCAGGAAATACAACCGACTTCACAGCGATGGGCGCTCCTGCTTCTGGCGTTATCAACGGTAGCATAGTAGGTACTGTGTTGACTGTGAACAGTATATCATCAGGTGCAGTCAATGTAGGATCTTATATAACAGGTCCCGGCATAGTAAAAGGTACTTACATCGTAAGTCAAGGTACTACGGCTAACACATATGTTATAAACAAGACACAGGTCGTCACTGGTCCTATGACATTACAGCCAAGCGTGAACACATTGTTTACGGCTACTGCTGTGGGTTCAGGTTCAGGAACAGTGAGCATACCTACATATACAGTAAGCATCAACCAAACTGTTGCTAGAAGTAATATCAATGTCTATCCTATACAAGAAGGTACTATATTCACAGCAGCCGCAAACGATGCAGGCAACGGCTTTGTAATCCCATTTAATCCAGACATTTATTATGTGACTGGTATTAATACTGGAACAAATCAAATCACTATAAGCCAATCATTAAATGGTCCTACGTTCTTACCTACTAGCCCCGCTAGCGGTTCTATGACTGTTAGAATCAATCAAGGATTGTATGAGCAAGGATTTTATACTCAAGTAAACGACACATTCTATACTGTAGTATTCTTGGGTGATGCAGATGATCCTGTTCTTAGCCTAAGACCTGCAGGTTCTATACCTATCGAACAAAAGATCACACCGCAATACGGTACACAATATGTTGGACTGCATTTCGTTAAAAATTCTACTGGTGTGATACAAGAATTACCGTACATCTCTGCCCCATTAGACACATTATATTATCAAGACGGTACTAATCCTAACAGAGTAGGCGTCATCAAATTGATTGAAAACAATGAGACTAACTTGATCGATGTTGACGCTGATATATTAGGTAAAACGAATTATACATCAAAGAATGGTGTAGTATTCACTAATGGTTTGAAAGTCTCATTTGATGGAGATGTCATACCACGAAGTTATCTAAGTGGTGAATACTATGTAGAAGGTGTGGGCACTGCTATAGAATTAATATCTGTGACTTCATTGGAAGTTCCGGAGCCCTTCACTACATCAACATACAGCCCATATGATATATTACCATATGACATAGGACCGTTTGATGAAGGTTTAAATATACCTAACAATTCAGACTATATCACAATAGCAAGAAATAGCATTAACAAAAATGCATGGGCGCGTAGCAATCGTTGGTTCCATATACAAGTCATACAAGCGACTGCGGATTATAACGATAACTCAGCCATACTTGATGAATATGCCAAATCAACAAATAAAGCAAAAAGACCTATACTTGAATTTTATCCTAACTTAAAATTATTCAACTCAGGTACTATAGGTAAAACTGCTGTAGATTTTGTTGATACTAGAACAACCAATGCATTTGAGTATGTAGAGAATCAACAGAATTATTATCCTGATGTACAAACATATACCGCATATCAAGGAACTGTAAATTCTAACAACACACCTATCACTGTAGCCAATTTATTGATAGATCAATATTATGCTATAGAGACTTTAGGATCGACTTCTACTGTCACTTGGCAATCATTGGGTGCAATACAAGATCAAGATGGTGGATTTGAAATAGGTGTAGAATATATCATAACAGATTTGGGTACCACTACACAGGCTAATTGGAATTTTATCGCTGGTACTACTACTACCCCAGTCTCATATTCGGTGGGCAATAAATTTACAGCAAAACAATCAGGTACAGGTACCGGCAACGGTACTGCGCTCAAAGTATTGTTCCAAACATCACTTGCCGGTGTATTGAATTCTGATGAACTTGCATCTGGTCAAATGTATACGATCACTTCATTGGGTACCACTCAGTGGAATAATATAGGCTATGTCGGTACTCCTATAATAGGTGGCACATTTACTGCTAGCGGCCCTGCTATTGGTACGGGTACTGCTATACAGGGTAACGGAACTGTAAAACAAAAAACTACCACGACAGTAACTATCGATCCAGATCATGTCACGGGCACATTTAGTCAAGGTCAATGGATAAATGATCTAAGATTGAATAATCCAAGCGCGTTGCCTATAGGTACTAGAATACTTTCTATAGAAAATACAGATCCTTATCAGATGACTGTATACTGGCCTATACCATCTAACAACATAGTTTCGGCAGTGACCAGTGCATCATTTGTAGCAAGCACAAAAGACAATACTGATTTATTGTTGTTTCCCGGCGCTAGAGTTGTGTTCGCAGCAGATGAAAACCTATTGATAAGAAACAAGATTTATGTTGTGGGCTTCAACAACACTGGATCAGAATCATATCCAGTCATCACATTGACTGAAGCAGAAGACGGCTTAGTTTTAGAAAACGACATGTTCAGCGTTGAGAAAGGTTTCTCTAATAAAGGAAAAACTTTCTATTTCGATAGTGATGAATATAAGCAAGCACAACAGAAACAAACAGTTAACCAAGCACCGTTATTTGATATCTTTGATGAAAACGGCATAAGTTATGGTGATGAAACTGTCTACAACAGTTCGTCATTTACTGGATGTAAACTGTTTAATTACAAGATCAGTGAAGGTATAAATGACACTATTCTAGGATTCCCTATCAGTTTTAGTTCTATTAACAACGTAGGTGATATCTCATTTGAAGTGTCATTATATACACAGCAATTTGATTATATCGACAATGGAAGCTCAGTCACTTCATATGTAAATAATGGATTTGTTTATGATTACAATACCAGAGATGAATATGATAGATTGATCGGCTGGCAGACAGCAGTAGCACCAAGTACACAGTATCAAGTATTTCAATTTGAATATGTTGCGAATGATCCTGCATTAGTCTTAGAGCCAGAACAGACTTTTGATTATGTAGTGACTGTAGACGTACCGCAATTAAGTGTTGATACAACGATATGGCCTAGCCTCGAAGTTTACAACAACAATAATATATTGACATTGGGTACAGATTATACTGTAGAAAACAAGATCGATTCTACAGTGATCACTATCAAGTTGTCTGAAGATATAGACACACCTATTGAAGTGTTGATATTGAGTAACAAGGTAAGTGCAGATGCTTATTACACTATACCTATCAACTTAAGCAACAACCCATTCAATAGCAATCCAGATAATGTAGACATCGGTGACATACGCGGTCATTATCAAACTATTTTTGATAATAATCCAGACACATCAGGCGTGATGTTTGGTTCTAACAATTATCGCGATCTAGGTAACATGGTACCATGGGGCAATAGAATCATACAGAATAGCGCAAGCCTTGTATTGCCCGGCGCATTCTTGCGTAACCCAAGACATAACTTATTTGATTCTCTATTATTCAACAGCAGAGAATATATCAAGTTCAAGACATTATTAGTCGATACCACAGACAAACTTAACATTCAGCAAAAATATGATCCGGCGCTTATACTTGATCTAGCATTGGATACTATAACTTCAGTCAAGAGCCAAGACCAACCATTCTTCTGGTCTGACATGATACCTAACAAGGCACCATATATCAGTCAGACATATAACTTTAATAATCAAGCAGAGACTAGTGTATTTCCATTAAGCAAGATTTACGATTTTAGTACTGCTAACTATGATGGTGTTCTAGTTTATCTACAAAGAAAGATACAGGGCATCGTAGTTACTAAGCAATTAGTAAGAGGCACAGATTATGTAGTAAGCATAGATAGTCCTAGCGTGACAGTCAACGTGTTTTTACAAACCAATGATAAAATCATAGTCAAAGAATATAATCAAACTTATGGTTCTTATATCCCCAACACTCCAACTAAGTTGGGTCTATATCCATTATATCTACCTTCAGTAGTATTGGATAATACATACATAGAACCTACTTATTTCATACAGGGTCATGATGGCTCATATAATAAACTATATGGTGATTATAATGAAACTCTAGGAATGTTAGTAGACTTCAGAGATCAAGTGTTATTAGAGTTTGAGACTAGAGTTTATAATAACATCAAACTAAGTAGAACATTACCTATCGAAACTGCTGAAATCGTTCCGGGTTATTTCCGCGACACAGCATTATCATATGTTGAATTCACAGAAATATATAGTAAGAATTTCTTAGATTGGATCGGTCAAAATAGACTTGATTACAAAACACAATTATATAACGCTAACGATCCTTATACATACAACTACAGAGACAGTAGTTTAAAATTAGATAATAGCACAGTGTTGCAAGGATATTGGAGAGGTATATACGAATACTTGTATGATACTTCTACACCAAATTTGACACCGTGGGATATGATCGGTTATGCAAATAAGCCTGTCTGGTGGGAAGATCGTTATGGTCCTGCCCCATACACAAGCAATAACTTAATTTTGTGGACTGACCTACAAAACGGTATTGATTACAATGGCGGTCAACCAGTAGTAAGAACACTATATAAGAGACCGGGATTGCTAGAGATAATTCCTGTTGATAGTCAAGGAGAACTAAGACAACCAATAGATGCAGTCATAGGTAACTACAACCAACTGACATTTAAGCGCGACTGGAGAGTAGGTGATGACGCACCTGTAGAATATTCATATCGTAAGAGTTCTACATATCCTTTCGATCTAATGAGACTTGAGGCATTATTGAAGCCAGCAGCATTCTTTAATTTGGGTGCTGACTTAGACAACTACAAATATAACGCTGAGTTCAATCAATTCTTGGTCAATGAAAGAAATCACTTAGTACCAGCCAACATAGAAATTTATGGTAATGGTACTGCCAAGACAAGTTATATCAACTGGGTAGTTGACTACGAAAAACAATTGGGCGTTGATGCTACTAAGAATATCAAAGAATTGCTAACTAATCTTGATGTAAGATTGGTATATCGTTTAGCAGGTTTTAGCGACAAGACACTATTGAAGTTTTTCGTTGAGAAGGGAACACCTGAGTCACGTAATAGTTCATTGTTGATTCCTGACGAAAGTTATCAGATTCTACTATATCAGAATCAACCTATGACTAAGTTGATATATTCTGGTGTTGTAGTACAAAAAATGCAAGAGGGTTATGCTGTGTTCGGCAACAGCCAGACTACAGCATTCTTTAAAATATTGAAGCCTATATTGAACGGTCCTAAGAAAAGAGTCACTGTTCAAGATGCAACGGTAAATGTAGCAGACAATTATTCTAGCGAAGAAGAGATCGTGCCGTATGGTACAATCTATTACAGTCTGCAAGATGTAAGCCAATTCTTGATGAGTTATGGTGCTTGGCTAACAGCCAATGGAGCAGTGTTTGATGATCAGATACAAAACGTTGCTATCACTTGGAATCAAATGGTAGCAGAATTCTTGTATTGGACACAAACTGGATTTATCGACGGTAGCATTATCACATTGAATCCTTCTGCTAGAAAGTTGACTATCGATAAAGAAAGTCAAGTTGTCCAGCCATTGACATATGATAACAGTAATTTTGTATTGAACAATAATATGTATCCAATACAAAATAAAGATTTGAGCATTTTCAGAGATGGTACTAGATTTAGCATATCACCATTAAATGAAGGTGATGCAGTATCATATGGTCAATTTAGTTTGAGCAATATTGAACATGCGGTCGTATTTCAAAATGAGACATTGTTCAACGACACTATCTACAACTTGGAATCTGGATTGAAACAAAATCGTATCTATGTTCGCGGCACTAAGAGCGGTGAATGGAACGGTACATTGTTCGCATCAGGATTCATCTATAATCAAGATAACATACAAGAGTGGGTACCCGGATTAAAATATACTAAGGGTGCCATCATCAAGTACAAGAACAAATACTTCACAGCATTGAAGATAGTACAACCAAATCTAAAATTCAAAGAAGATGAATGGAAAGAAACTGACTACGATGAAGTTCAAAAAGGATTGCTACCTAACAGTAGCACACGTAGTTATGAAAGCGCATTGTACTATAATGCAAATAAAGCAAACCTAGAACAAGATGCAGACTTGTTGAGTTTTAGTTTGATAGGATTCAGACCACGTGAGTACATGGCAAGCGCAGACTTGACAGATATCACACAGGTAAATGTTTACAAAAATCTAATCAGAGAAAAAGGAACATTGAATGCAGTGAAGGCATTCAAGGGTGCAAACTTACCGCAAGGCGGAATCGATTATGATGTCTATGAAAACTGGGCTATAATGCAAGGCACGTTCGGCGGTACGTTGAACGATAACTTTGTTCAGTTCAGATTAAAAGAATCTAATCTCTCAAACAACCCGTCTATTGTAGGTATCACTGACGGCAATGATATAGAAGGTGCACAACAATTAGTACCGTTATATTCATTGTTTAATTACGGCAGACCTGTCACCGATCCTAATATACTACCTGAAGTAACTTCAGACATTCCTAGCGCAACATTCCCTACAGCGGGATATGTAAACGTAAACGATGTTAAGATGTCAGCATATTTCTATAGCAATCTACCAACTGCTGTGGGTAAAGACGGTCTAACTGTATCGTTATCACAACTTAATGTCGGCGATTATGTATGGCTTGCTGACTATAAAGCAAGTTGGCAGATAATGACACCATCTAGCGTCGGTAGAGTATTGTTAGTTCGCAACAATTTAAACGGGACTAGCACAGTTCGATTTGCCGATAATCATAACTTGAATCGTTATGATATATTTGCTATCATCAATTTTGACGGCTCAGTAAACGGTTACTATGTAGCAAATAATATTATTGGTCCTAAAGAAGTATTGATAACGTTGACGTTATCTCCTAGCGTGAGAGCGGTTGTAGGTGAAGGGGCAGCATTGAGATTCGCCTCACAAAGAGTTACTAAGCCCGGCAATGTACAAAATCTACCGTTATTGAACAATGAATTCACAAAGAATACAGTTTGGGTAGATGAGAATAATGACGGAGGTTGGGCAGTATATCGCAAGAACATAAACTTTAAATATCAGCGAGAATTCACAAAAGAAAATAGTCAGAAGTTTGGTTCCGCGGTAGCGTACACTCCACTCATAGATTATTTGTTTAGTGATCCTAACTTGGGTAAGGTATATCGTTATCAGTTTGATGCAACCACTGGTGATTATGATCTTGATGAGATATTGTCCGGGGTCACAACTTTCGGTACTACTATAGTTCATGAGCAGAACATAGTAGCAATCTCACAACCAGAGAACACACCTAAAGTTTCATTGTATACTGTAAACGATACAAGAGTCACTGATAACATCATATTATATCAAGAAATATTAGCATCAAGCATAGGTGCTTCTATAACTAATTTCGGTAAGGGATTGGCACTGTCAGGTGATACTAATTGGTTGTTCATAAGCGACTACAATGAAAATCCTATAGGCACAAGAAACAAAGTACATGTATTGCGCAAGAGAAATCAGATCATCGATGTAGATAATACCACTGTTCTTGACGCCGCGGCGACATATCAGATACTTGATCCTGGCACAGTTAATTGGGTTGATCTAGCACTTGAACCTATCGCTAATGAAACAGGCATATACCTTAAGTGGGACGGAACGACAACACCGACAGGCGAGGGCACGGCTATACGTTGCGATTATCAATATGTCGCTACTATTGACGGGGACGCTACAATAGATAGATTTGGTTATTCATTGTCCACTAATAATGATGGCACTATACTAGTCGTAGGTGCACCAAGCAAAGATTTAGATGTGGTGAATCAAGGTCGTTCATATGTATACAATAGATTAGTACAGAATTATGAAGTACCCATAGGAACAACAGCCCCGTTGACATTCACACTAGCATGGAGCCCTACTGTAGGGTTACCACTGACAGTTTCTAAAAATGGAATCGTTATAGATCCTAGCGATTATTCGTTCTCCGGAACTACGTTTATTTTTACCGGCACTTATGCAGTAGGTGATATCATCACAGTAAGTGGCAATCAGTTCGTCAAAATACAAGAGATGAATGTCTCAGAAGACAATACTAGAATAGGCCCGCAGTTTGGACATTGTGTCGATAGCAACACCTTTGCTACTGAAATATTAATAGGTGCTCCTTTCTATATTAGTTCTATTAATTCGGAAGGATCAGTGACTAGATATACCAACGGGTCTGCAAGATTCGGAACAATCACTAGCACTTCAGATGTAAACGTAACGACTACTAGACAATTATTGATAAATGGTTACTTAGTAAGCATACCAGCCGGCAATGCGAGTGCGGCCGCATCGGCTATCAATAATGCTACGATCACAAATGTAGTTGCATCTGCGAACGGTTCTAAATTAACCATTAGCCTAATTAATTCTAATCTAGCATTAAGCAATCAAGAATTATTGATATCAGTGACAAACAATGTTACATTGTCTGAGTTAGGGTTTCAACTCTATGCTAAGACACAGACCATACTCAATCCGCACTTGACCGGACCTAGCCAGTTCGGCACTGTGATCAAGTTTAACGAACACAATAGCGTAGCAATTAGCGCACCATCTGGTACTCGTTATGCGCTAACTACTTTTGATTTTATTGATGATGAAAATTATCAAAATGATACAATCTTTGATAATAATTCAACACAATTCTTAGACTCATTTGCAAACGCAGGTGCTGTATACGCATATGACTATCTAAGTAACTATAATGAATCGCTATTGAACATAGGTAATTACACTTATGCTCAAAGCGTAAATGATACTAGCCTAGATTATGGTGCTCAACCTAGATACGGTTCTGCTCTAGATTGGTCTGCTGGAAGAATTGTTATAGGATCTCCTGACTATAGACCAGAAGACCTAGACGGACAAGTAGTGATATATGATAACACATTAGGTACTACAAACTGGATAGTTTTGAGACAGACTAGCCCTGTCGTTGACATCGACAAGGTTTATAATGTACAACTGTTCAGCGCAGAGACTAACAATACACTCAGCAATTTAGATTACATGGATCCATTGCAGGGTAAATTATTAGGAGCGATCAGACAAAATATAGATGTAATATCTAATATCGATCCTGCAGGTTATAACAACTCAGCCGCTACTGCAACACTAGTATGGGGCGAAGCACAATTAGGAACTATATGGTTCGACACATCAAATATACGTTATGTCGATTATCATCAAAACGACAACAGTTATAACGCACGTTATTGGGGCTCATTATTCCCAGGCAGCGATGTTGCAGTATACAGTTGGGTAGGCAGTACTGTGCAGCCTTCTGCATATACTGGCCCAGGAACTCCTAAAGATATCTCTAGTTATACTGTACAAACAGTATTGAATAGTTCAAATACTATAGTACCTGTATATTATTTCTGGGTAAGAAACACAGGCATCATTTACAATGGTAAGTCATTATCTGATATAAACATAACGCAATATTTGATCAATCCAAAATCATCCGGTATCAGTTATATGGCACCAGTCAGACCTGATGCAGTAGCATTGTATAACGTAAAGCCATTCTTAAATTCTAATGATACTGTATTGCAATTAGGCTATAGCACCGGTAGCCAAGACAATCCTGCGCATCAACAGTTTACATTGATTCGTCAAGATTTCCCCGATGATTTCTTGCCCGGTGTTCCCGGAACAAGAGGGTATGTCACACCTCAAACATTATACGATAGACTGTTAGATAGTATGAGCGGTGTTGACGAGACTGGTGCTGTGGTGCCAGATCCGTTCTTACCAAAAGCAGTTCAATCAGGCGTATTAGCAAGACCAAGACAAAGTTTCTTCTATAATCGCTATAAAGCGATACAGAATTATCTACAATATGCCAATACTATCATGGCATT